CAGCGAGATTACGCCTGAGCTTCGCTCTGTTACTGATGCTGCCGCCCGCATTATGATGGACATGCAGGGGACGGCTGAGATTATGGCGATCCCGCAAAGGATGTTGTTCGGTGTTAAACCGGAGGACCTGGGGATCGACCCGAATACGGGTGAGAAGCTGTATGACGCTTATCTCGCCAGAATACTAGGATTTGAGGACCCCGATGCCAAGGCGCAACAGTTCAGTGCTGCGGAGCTACGCAACTTTGTTGACGCTTTGGATGCTTTGGATAGGAAGGCTGCTGCGTATACCGGGCTGCCGCCCCAATATCTTTCCTTCTCATCTGAGAACCCTGCTTCTGCTGAGGCAATTAAGAGTTCTGAGTCGCGGCTAGTTAAAAAGTGCGAACGTAAGAACAAGATTTTCGGTGGTGCTTGGGAGCAGGCCATGAGGGTTGCTTACAAAGCCATGAAGGGTGACGAGATTCCACCTGACATGTTCCGCATGGAAACGGTGTGGCGTGACCCGTCAACTCCGACGTATGCGGCTAAGGCTGATGCTGCTGCGAAGTTGTTCGCTAATGGCATGGGGATAATCCCGAAGGAGCAGGCCCGTATCGACCTTGGGTATTCGATCACTCAGCGTGAGGAAATGCGTGCCTGGGATGAGGAAGATAACCCTATGGGCCAGTTGACCCAGTTGTATGGCCCTCCGAGGGCTGTGCCGTCTGCCCCTGATAAGGGGGTGGTGGCTGGGTGACACCTGAGCAGTACGCGGTTCTTCAGGCTGCTATTTCTGCGGCTGCCGCCTCGTATGCCGCCCAGTTCGCCGCTTTGTTCGTGGCCCCAGCGATTTCTGCTGTGGAGTGGATTCGTTTGTTGCAGTTGACGTATCCGACTGTGCAGACGTTCAGGGAGCGTTCGGCTGTGCTTGCCCGAGATTTTTATGATGGTCAGCGGTCAGAGTTTCATCCTGAGCTACCGCGCCACGATAGGGCGTTGGAGACTTACGAGTTCGAGTGGTTCGTGGAGAACATGGAGCCGGTTCGTAAGAAGTTCACCGCACCTAACGCACCGCAGTCTGTGGTTGCCCAGTTCTCACTTCAGTTCGTGAAAGAGGTTGAGAACGCCGGCAGGAAGCAGATCATTCACGCCGTCGAGGACGACGATGCTGTCGAAGAAAAGGTGAAGAAAGAGAAAAAGCAGAAGTCACCTTTTCTCCGGAAGTCGGGCAAACGCCCGGTTCTGGGCTGGGCCAGGGTTGCTACAGGGCGCGAAACATGCGCTTTCTGTTTGGCTTTAATCTCGCGTGAGCCGGTTTACAAGTCGGCTAAGACGGGTGGCTCGAAGTTCGACAACGAAACCACTGTCGCCGCTATCAAGGAGGGTGTACCTCCTGATGAGTGGATGAGGGAGTGGCACACGGGTTGCGATTGCATGGTTGTGCCGGTGTATGACCTTGAGAACTGGGTTGGTAAAGAGGCCCAGGAGCGTGCGTTGGAGTTGTGGAATGACGCTACCGATGATGCTGACGAGTTCATTGAGGCTAATCCTGGCCGGGTCCATAAGACCGGTAAGAAGAAGGGTCAGCCGTACACCTACAACGAAGAAGTGATGTTGGCTTTGCGCCGCAAGCTTGATAGCGGCGCTATCAGTTCCCAGGAATGGGCAGCACTACAGGCTGCCTAAGTAAGTCCCGCCAGACCCTTGATGGGTCTTTTCACATCCCCAGGAGGGAAAAATTGTCCGACGAAACCGTTACTACTGACGCTGCCCCGGCCCAGGAGGTCCCGAAGCCTGCCGCTCCCGAGGTTTTCTCGAAGGAGTATGTGCAGGAGCTTCGGAATGAGGCCGCTAAATATCGCACTGATAAAAACAATGCGGTTGAAGCTGCCCGAGCAGAGGTCATCAAGGATTACGAGTCCAAGTTGTCTGAGCGGGAGTCCGCGTTCAGCAAGTTGCAGGGCGAGTTGTCCGACAGGGCGCTTGAACTGTTGAAGTTGAAGGCGGTTGTGTCTGCCGGCATTTCAACTGAGGACGCTTTGGATGTTGTGTCTTTGGTGCAGGGTTCCGATGAGGAATCTGTGTCAGAGAGTGTTTCGCGTGTTAAGTCGCTGATCGGTAAGAATCCTCCGAAGGATCGTCCGATTGATCCATCACAGGGCACGGGCAATCAGTTGCCGTTGAACGGTGATCCGCTGCTGGAAACAGTACGCCGGATCGTCGGTGCCAAATAACTAAGAAAGAGAGTTAGCCAAATGGCTGGTTACGTTACTCCGGATACCGTTGCTAAGACAACGGATACCATGTTTTCGGGTTACCTTGACCCGGTTGTTTCACAGGACTACTTCACTGAGATTGAGAAGGTGTCCATTGTTCAGCAGATCGCCCGTAAAATTCCTATGGGACCTACCGGCGTTCGGATTCCTCACTGGTCCGGTGATGTTACCGCTAAGTGGGTTGCTGAGGGTGAGCAGAAGCCTGTCACCAAGGGCGACTTCACCAAGCAGGATATCGCCCCGTACAAGATTGCCACGATCTTTGCGGCAAGCTCCGAGGTTGTGCGTGCGAACCCGCTGAACTACCTCAACACCATGAGGGTCAAGGTCGCTGAGGCTATCGCCCTGGCGTTCGACACCGCTGTTCTTGGTGGCGACGGCCCGTTCGGTAACAGCGTTGCTGACACCGACAAAGAGGTCGATCTGGGCGACAACGCCTACGCAGCCCTTAACAATGGTTTGCAGCTTCTTCTGGATGACGGCAAGAAATGGACCGGGACGCTTTTCGACAACCTGGCCGAGCCGATCCTGAATGGTTCGGTCGATCAGATTGGCCGTCCGCTGTTCATTGAGGCCACCTACACGGATATCAACGCCCCGTTCCGTTCGGGCCGTGTCCTGGGACGCCCCACTTACATCTCGGATCACGTCGCTGACGGTGACACCGTTGGTGTGATGGGTGACTTCAGCCAGATCATTTGGGGCCAGGTCGGTGGTCTTAGCTACGACGTGTCGGATCAGGCCACTCTGGACCTCTCCGCTGCTGGTGACGGCTCTGGCATCGTGTCGCTCTGGCAGAACAACTTGGTTGCTGTGCGTGTGGAGGCTGAGTTCGCCGCCCTCGTCAATGACCCGACTGCGTTTGTGAAGCTGAACAAGGGCGCTGTCCCGAAGGCCGCTGCTTCTAAGTGAGGTTAAGGAGGACGGCTGACTTCACTTAGGGGTCAGCCGTCCCCTACCAAGGAAGGATTGGCGTGGTTCAAGTTCAGAACAAAGTTAATTACGGCTTGGCGTATGTGTCGCAGGAACAGGCCGATGGTTTGGGTGCGGATTGGCAAGAGGGTAATTCTCTTGTGAAGCCGCCGTTCGTGCCGCCGTGGGGACCGCAGGAGCCTGAGCCGATGCCGGAAGCGCCTGTGGTTTTGACGGGTGTGGATATCGTTTACGGCACCCTTTCGACGGTGAACTTCACCGCTATCAAGGGTGTTGTGGATGACCCTGACGGTGATGAGTCGTTCCTGTTCAGTTGCGTTGAGGTTCCTAGCCTGAACGGTTACACCGGGCGCACTTTTCAGAAGGTGTTCCCCGGCACTGCCACCTACAACTGTTCTCTTGAGGACATTTACGGTGACGGGTCTGGTGACCCGGCTACCCGTAAGACGGTGACGTTCACGGTGACCCCTGTAGCTGCTGAGGCGGTTACCGGTGAGGCTGTTGTGCCAGCCCCGAAGAAGACCACTAGGAAAGCACCAGTCAAGAAGGGTTAGTCATGGCATACGCGACTGCTGAAGATGTTGCTGTCCGTTGGGGCCGTGAACTTTCCTGCGAGGAAGCCGCACTGGTTAATACACGTCTTGAGGACGTGGAGCGGATGATTCGCCGGCGTATCCCCGATCTTGATGAACAGATCGACGCAGGGTATGTGAATGTTGAAGACGTTGTTCAGGTTGAGTCCGACGCGGTGCTTAGGCTCGCTAGGAACCCCGAGGGGTATTACTCCGAAACTGACGGCGACTACACGTACACGCTTCAGAAGGACATTATTTCGGGCAAGTTGGAAATCACCGATGACGAGTGGGCAATTCTGGGAGTCACTTCGGATCGGTTTTTCACGCTTCGCCCTTACGCGCAGGTTGATTCTGCGACGTATGCCCCTCCGACTACCCCGCGTTCTTTGTGGCGCAGAGATATAGAGGAAGTTCGCCGCAATTACAGGGTGATCGACTGGACACGGCAGATTTGGTGACCGTATGAGCCTGTTGGATTCATGGACTGACAACATCACCATTTTCCCTGAGGAAGCTGTCACCGATGAGGACGGCAATATCAAGACCCGTCCTTCTGCGGTGGGTTACCCGGCTAGGGCGCGGATTCAGCCTGTAGGTATGTCTGGTACGTCGGGTAGGCGTGCGGAGCAGGACAACGAGGGCTATGAGGGTGAGAAGATTTATTCTTTGCGCCTTCCGCGTGAGCATCAGTGTTTGGTGAATGCTCAGGCCCAGATTGAGTGGCGTGGTAAACGGTGGGCTGTGTTTGGTGATGCGTTCATCTATAACAGTTCGCCGCGCACAGCGCATGTCACTTACACGATTAAGAGGTTCTAATGGCGCGTGTCGAGATTGACCTTGAGTGTAATGACATTGTGTTGTCTTTGCCGGGTGTTAAGCGGTCGGTGCGTGAGGAAGCGGACGACATAGAAGGTAACGCTGAAGCGATTCTGCGTACTGTTCGTGCCACCACCCCTCACCACAAGATCGCGGGTCCGGCTGGGCTGGTTTCCATCAGTAAGGAACCCGCTAAGGATTCGACTACCGACTGGTTCGTTTCCTTACACGCCCCTAACCCGATTGCTTTGGAGTACGGCCATGAGCCTTCCGGCGTATTCGAGGGCACAGACACAAAAGCCCCTGACGGGCTTTACATTTTACATAGGGCTGCCGGTCTAGCTTAGGAGGACGCATGTCAGCTATTCCCCGCGTCCAAGCTGTTGTGATTCCTTTACTTCGGGACGCTTTACCTTCGACTGTGAAGGTGGGTTCCTGGGTTGAGGATATCGACTATCGTTCGTTCCCTATTGTGAACATTCGTAGGATCGGCGGCAGGCGGCATAGCCGTAGACCGACGCAATTAGGGCTGCCCGTTATTGAGATGACCTGCTTTAGCATTGAGGGTTTGATCGAAACGGAGAAGCTGTATGAAACGGCGCTTGAGGCGCTGTATGAGGCTGTGAGGCTTCAAAAGCAAACACCTGCCGGGTATTTGCATTCTATTTTCGAGACTATGGGTGCAACCCAGTTCTCTAGCCTTTTTATGGACTCCTGGCGAGTTCAAGGGCTGATTCAGCTTGGGGTGCGTCCACCCCAAACAATTGACTAAACCAGGAGATATCCATGTCACAAAATGACAAAGCAGTTTTGACTGCTGCGATTGGCTACGTTTACGT